TCTTCCAATCCTGATAAACTCCCCCAACTCCCAGCCTCACCCATCTCAGAACCGCCAATGCCCCCAATCACCGCCACATCCGCCCCGCTCTCCCGCCGCTTCTCCGTCGCCCCGATGATGGATCGGACGTACCTTCTATTATCCCCCTGCAAATAAAAGCCCAAACGCCTCACCCCCATCCCTCGTACCAATTATGTACCACCAACCTATACCCCATCCCTGCGCCTCCCCTCCGTTCGGCCGCTCTAGCAAAATTTAAGCATCCGTTTTCAGCTCCAATCACGACCACTATCGCAGTCAGGCTTTCAGGTATCATCGGAAGCTTCCCAAGCTGATAACGAGGGTTCAATCCCCTCCACCCGCGCCACTATTTCAAGACCTCCAGGGGTATCAAGGTAGTGTCAGGGCGAAGCAGGTGAGAGTTACAGGATTTGTGTGGGTGCGCCGGTCTGATACCTTTCTCTCTGCAATTTCCGGTTTTCAGGTTGACCCCTGGGAAAAAGGTAATATTGGTAATATATTTATAAAAACACCTAAAAAATCAATAAAATCAAATAGATGAACAGTTCCTATAAAGGTAATAATAAGGTAAGCAATAGGTTAGAAAATTACCTTTGAGCTAAGTAATTCCAGATCACTACAAAACCCTTTAAAATCATAGACTTGAAAAAACATTACCTTTAGCCTTACCCAATATTACCCTCTGAGGTAATACGTCAAAGCCACGGTTTACAAGGGCTACAAGCCCTTTCTCGCACCGACTTACCAAAATTACCCTTTCCCCGCCCCTCGACCTGAAATTGACCCTCTGATTCACTGCTATGCTTGCGACTTTCCGAACGGAGTCGAAGCCATGGCAAACGAATATTCCCTTCCTATAGTTCTCGAAAAAATCTACGAAAATCAGATAGCCCTGGAAGCAGCGATCATGGAACTGACACTCTTGGCGGAACGACAAGGCTTTGCTGATACTGGCGATAACACCCGTACTGCTCTGGATCGAATTGGCGAAAATGCAGGCTTTATTAAGCAGGGCTTGGCGCGCTTGAGAGCGAAGGAAAAGGATTGATGGATCGGCGCTCCAAACTACAAACCTTGTGCAATGCTTTGTGAGCCAGGTCGAGGGTTAGTTTTTTACTAGGTTTGCCTACAGCCCTAGCCGCTGATGGCTCGGCTCACTAATCGGCAACCACCGCCTAAAAGGCGTACTCATAACCATTGTCAAACGCCCAAAAAAGACAGTGATACTAATATGGCATCACGATTGACATTCATGTCACTATGCTACCCATAACGGTCTCCTCGCAAAGTGGAGACGCGAAGGACGCCTGAGCGCAGAAGGAGCAAGATGCAGCCTACGAAAATATTCATCAGTTATAGTTGGGACAACGAAGAACACCAAAAATGGGTGCAAGGTCTAGCAACCGATCTAGACGAGTTCCAAGAATTTCATGTAACTTTTGATCAGTTTGATTTAGATAATTTTTCTGATAAAAATCTTTTTATGGAAAGAGCAATTCAGGACTCTGATATTATAATAGTGGTATGCACCGAGCTCTACAAACGCAAAGCAGAATCCAGAACTGGTGGCGTCGGAATCGAGACATACTTATCAACAATTCGCCACTGGGAAGAGTCCGAGGGTGGTGCACCCAGTAATATAATGGTTGTTTCCCGCGAAAAATACAGCACACCATTCTATTTAAAGGGAAAATTCAGAGTTGACTTCTATGATGACGACCTTTATCAAAAAAGCCTCAGCTTTTTGATAAACGCATTAACAAGAAAAACAAAGGTAACACGACCAGACAAGAAAAAAAGCGTCGAGAGCGGCAGTGCACACTACAACTTTACACGAGTAGAAGATATTCTACGACTTAAATACTCCAAGAGACAGGCATTAATAGATACAGCTGAGGGAACAGACTTCTCGCATAACAACAGAGTTAAATTTGAATTATGGGAAGTTAGCACCCCATTTAAATCACACTTTCTAATTCTATATCCAAACATAACCATATCACACACCATCAATAGATTTTGCCAGCTTATAAAAGACAAGAAAATCTGCATTCAGAATCTGACGCTTTTACGCCCAGCCAAAGGCGATGAGTCTTTGGTCCAAAAGACTGTAGAAAGCAACGGATTTAACTTCAATATTGCCGAACTAACCTACTCCGAATATATTTGGGAGTACTGCATTGATGAGCGCCTGAGAGCCCCGCCCCCAATAAGAGCGAATAAATTCTATACTGATCAAGCGCTGAAACATCTGGGAATCCCAGATGACAATGGAAATAAAAGCGACTCAGCTATTGGATTTCTAACTGACAGATTAGTTAACGAAACAGCCTCTTCAGGCCAGCTAGTTGTTGCAACAGGCGGCATGGGTAAAAGCACCCTATGCCATGAACTAGCAATTGCCCTGAACAAAAAATTCTTAGGAGAAAGCTCTGTAGTTCTGATAAAAGCAGAGTCTCTACGAAACAATTTTTCAAGCGACTTCATTGCAAACATTGAAATCCGAAGCCTATACGACCTATATGATCTTCACGCACAAATAAACAACCTCGAGGAAGTTTATGATAGAAATCAATTTGAACTTTGCCTACTATGCGGAAGGCTTATAATCATTATTGATGGCTTGGACGAGTTTGCTTCAATACTGCAAGAGCGGTTCTATCTTACGGAATTCTTGATATCCATTCATGAATCTCATCAGCAAATGGGTAGAAGCCAAGTAATACTAACGTCTCGAAACATGGCTTTCACAGAAGATATTGCACTTGATGATGTGGGCATTCAATCCCATGAACTGCTTGGCTTTGATGAAGCATCACGCGCAAAATACATTCGAAAAAGATTTAAGCAATATAGCAAGACCGAGGAGCTTATAGGTCTCTTCGACAAGTACATAGAACAGCTAGAGCAATTCGGCGATCATCACAATCGCATTGTGCCATTTTTTGTCGACATGGTTTCAACGATTTTCGAAGAGCAACTTGAAGAGCAAGGTAAAATATCATTTGAGATATCTTCAGATGATAAAGATTACGCGTGCAACTCAACGCTTACCGACTTGATTATATTCTCAGTTCTTCGAAGAGAGAAAACGCGACATGATATCGAACTCGAAACCAAAGAATTTATAGACTTATTTTCTGAGCTTGCAGTCGAACATGGGGAGTCTATACCCTGCGAAAAGCTTCGCGAGAAGCTAAACATCTACTATGATGACAGCGCAGACAAGTTATACTCAAAAGTCGTTATAAACCCCCTCTTGGTTCAGGATGGTGGACTACTGCGGTTCCGCTATCAATTTTTGAATGAGTACTTCAAATCTCTATTCGTTATTTCAGGTATTTTAAGACGCTCATTAAGTAAAGACATGATTCAATGCCTGGCAACCACCAAAGATGATAGCCAGCAATCAATCTCTGACGTAATTTCTTATTTCTCTCAGGAGGATGTAGAAATACTACACAGTTCAGTTAAAGACATGTTAGGCAAAGCCAAAGGACTGCTTTTACGAGATGGGATAGAGCCTCGGGAAACAGAGTCAATAAAGAAAGCTGTAGGTTCGCTATTAAGCATTCACTCTCGTTGTGGGAGATTTCAGCGAGGGGACTTATCCCGGCGAATCAGGGACCTTTATCAGGCACCTGCAGATTTGGAAATCGAAGGAAAAATTGAAGGTTTGTATTTATATGGAGACTACCCTTCTTTAGATTTTTCAAATCTTCAAGTTTGGGATAGCGGATTCTATAACTATGAAAACTTTATCACCTCCAAGTTTTCCGGAGCAAAATTCTTTTATAGCGAGTTCTCAAACACTGGAGGAACTTACACTTCCGAAAGCTTCGACCCAAGCATGTTTGACAGCACCTGCAAACTTGGCGATCTTACAGATACAGTAGCTCTCGTAGAAAGCTCTGCCAAAAGTAACAAAGCGCTATGTGAATCAGAACTAAAAAAATTCTTAAGGAGCTTTTTCAAAGGAGTATCCTTCATAGATCAAAAAATGATGTACATGCAGTTTTCTGGAAAAATCGACAAACTTAGCCGCAGAAATTTTGACACCCTAATAAGAATGGGAGTTATTGACCTACAAGTCGTAAAAAATGTTGACAAGTTCTATGTGGTTTCTGAGCATTATCAAGACAGCGTGCATAGATTTCTAAATGATAATTTCATAGATGGAAAAATGAAGTCTTTGGTGGAGTATTTGAACTCCTAACATCAATAATATACAAGGCGGAATTTCCGCCTTGTACTTCCAATATCACTCCGAGTGATTAAGTTCAGAACCAAATTTTGTAAGCCTCTTTTTTCCGTTAGCAATTTCTACACAATGTCTTCTTTGGGGGAAATGAGGTCGGTCGGCTTAGCGCTAGAACAATACCAGCCAAAATTTGGTCGTGCCTTAGCCAGCAGGAATTCAGCCTGCTCATCCCATACACAGGCTACACAAGGCAAAAAAAGATCGTGCGGTATTATCAAAACACTCCAAAAACTTTGTTTTAAAAGTTTTCGTCCAGCAAAACCTAGGACACCAGCATTCGTCCCTCCGTAACCGCCTCTGAGTTCCTGTGCAACAGCACTGCACTTTCTTTCAAAACCTTACATGAAATGAAATGGCCGCCCCCTCGTGCACGCCCATGGCCCGCCTGGGCCGGAGGTTCGTTTGCATTACAGCCGGATTTGCACAGAAAAAGGATGTAAAGCCCGCCGGCGGGAGGGGGATAAGTGCTTTTTCCGACCTTTTTTTCTTTCCCTGCCGCTTTCCGTCGACCCACGATCTGGCTGGCTTTTCATCGGCTTGCTGTAGCCTGCCGTCCCTTCGCAGATACACTGTTCATGCATACAGTAATCGGCCGTATTAATGAGGTGGCAGTGATGAAAAAGGAGCACTTTGAAAAGCCCGTTGGCAAGACAAGCGCGATCGCTGAGTGGGAACCCTGCTGCGGGACGAGGTCGCTTTGCTAGATCACCCCGGGACTCACCATAAAGCGCTACTGAATCAGGCTCACGCGCTGCACCGGGCCCAGATCATTGATCACGATGATCTCAGCGATCTCCTGGAGCAGGCAGACGGCGCTCTAGCCTATGCAGTGGAAGCACTGCTTGACCACCAAAGTGGTGATTAGGTAGAGGCAATTTCATGCATATGCTTGTTACCCCAATGCGACGCCAAGGTGTCGCCCTGACTCCTCAGGAACGCCGACACTATCAGGCGATAAGGGGCAATGTGATGGTGAACTCAGAAAACAGCATTGAGCTCGGCCGGAGCGCCAATGTAGCCCGCGTCGAGGTGGGCATGCCGCTTGATCCGGATCCGTTGCCGAAGCTGCTGGACGCAACTTTGGCAGGAATGGCGGTCACTGGCTTTGTCCTCAGTGGCATTGAGTTCATCGAGGGGTGCGCCTACTCGCAATCTTGGTGGTGCCGCCTTGAGTAAAAATTTAGGTTCGAAGAAGGATCACTGATTGAAGGTTGAGCCCCCAATATCAGCGCCACAGCCCGAGTTAGTGGAGAGAAGCGGAGGTAAATCGTCGATAGCCGGCTACAAATAGCAAAATGCCACTCCCCCTGAGCTCCAAGGCCATGCTAGAGTCATTTTAATGATACTTTTTGACATTTTTTGTCAAAAAGCGGATCCAAAAGGAGAGCGACTAAAGATGTTAATTCAATTCACGGTAAGGAACTGGCGATCTGTTCGGGACGAACAAACCTTCAGCTTGGTGAAAGCTAAAGGCGGAGAATTAACGGTATCGAATTCTTTTGACCCAGAGACACCAGCCACTGGAGACCTGCTGCGCTCTGCCGCAATCTATGGTGCAAACGCAGCAGGCAAATCCAATTTACTCAACGCGCTAAGAGTAATGAAGGAGATTGTGGTCGGTTCCTCTAGCCCGCAACCAGGAAACGAAATCCCAGTAAAACCGTTCATCTTGGATGCTCGCACCGAGAAAGAGCCCACCGAGTTTGAAGTGGTATTTTCTGCGAAACAAGTTCGGTATCAGTATGGTTTTTCTGCTACCAAAGATCAGATCATGACCGAGTGGTTAATCGCATTTCCGAATGGTAGAGCGCAACATTGGTTTAGCCGCGAATGGAATGTTGAGTCAAACACATATGACTGGGCGTTTGGTAACTCACTGGCTGGACAGAAACAGGTATGGCAAGAATCCACTTTAAATAATGCCTTATTTCTATCCATCGCAACACAACTCAACAGCAAACAGTTAAAGCCTGTATTTAATTGGTTCAAGTTCACCCTGCGCTTTGGTAGTGTAGTAGGTTGGACTCCTAGCTATACCGCCTCACAATGTGAAACATCCGAGCAAAAATCTAAGATCTTAGACTTCCTTAGAGCCGCAGATTTGGATATCAAAGATGTTGAGGTTCAATCAGAAAAATTCTCATCTAAACACTTGCCAGACTCCTTACCAGAAGATGTTAAAAAAGACATCTTGGAAAATATGAAAGACAATATCATTTACGATATTAAAACCATTCATAAAGGCGTTCAGGACCAATCTGTCGCATTTGAATTTGACGATGAATCTGACGGCACACAAAAACTTTTCTCCTACGCTGGACCTTGGCTGAACGTACTTGAAACAGGCAGAGTTCTATTTATTGACGAACTGCATGACAACCTCCACCCAAAACTCGTTAGATTTTTAGTGGATCTATTTCATAACCCAGTAACAAACCCAAAAAATGCACAATTGATTTTCACAACTCACGAAACCTCTATTCTCAATCAAGACGTATTTCGCAGAGATCAAATCTGGTTCTGTGAAAAAAATAAAGATCAGGCAACTAGTATTTACCCACTCACTGATTTCAGCCCAAGAAAAGGTAGAGAAAGTTTAGAAGATGCCTATCTTTCCGGCAGATATGGTGCCCTGCCTTACGTTAGATCAATGAGCACGGTGGCGGGCTGATTTATGGGCACAGACAATTTATTCCATAAGCGAAAAGCAAAAAAACTTGAGCGCAACAAACCAACACGAAAGAGATATGACAAAGTACTAATTGTGTGTGAAGGTTCAAAAACAGAACCGAACTACTTCAACGAACTCAAAGACCACTACGAAATTGACACCGCCAATATTATGATCAGTGGCGAGTGCGGTTCGGACCCAGTGAGTGTCGTTCGGCATGGTGAGGAGTTATTTAGGCAATCGGCAAGACTCAACGATCCATTCGATAAAGTTTATTGTGTATTTGATCGTGACAAGCATACAAACTTTGACGAAGCGGTTACCGTATTAAATTCTCTAAAGCCTGCTGAAGTGTTTACGGCAATCACCTCCACCCCGTGCTTTGAGTTATGGTTCATTCTGCACTTCACATATACATCTTCCCCACTAGAGTCAAATGGCAATAAAAGTTGTGGAGCACGTACCCTCCAGGAGCTTGAACGGTATTGGCCCGATTACTCGAAAGGTCTTAATGGATCGTTCAGTCATTTATTTGGACAGCTAGAAACTGCGAAAGCGTTCAGCAGCCAACTACTTGCAGAATCTGAGAAGAACGGATCTAAAAACCCATTAACAACAGTCCACCAACTGGTAGCTTATCTTCAGAACATTAAGTCTTAACGTTTCTTGTCAACACTTACTAAAGGGTGATCGGCCTTATCTTTATGGAAAGAGCCAACGTTTGCTCAGCGTTGGTCGTGAATGCTGCTGCATCGGTCGGGCTTGGCGTTGGTCCTGGTAGGTGAGTATGAGCGGCCAGTTGGGTGTTCATCTGCTGTAAAAGGTCGAGCGTATCGCAGACGACCTGGAATAGGTTGACCCCTTCGGACCCAATCCAGTTTTTTGGCGCTTGCAGGTGCTGACTCATACCGGCAACGCTCTTGCGTAGACCCTGGATCTTCTCCTGCATGTCGCCACCCACCGTGGCATTGTGTTTCTGCCCCACCACCAGGTTCAGATCACGGCCGGTGGCCTGGTGCAGATCATCCACGGCCGCCAGGCTCGCAGATCCACCCGATAGCAGCTTGAGTGCGCCCAGGGCCTCGATCGTCTTGACTCCTCCCACCGACTCGGTCGAATGATCGTCGATCGTCTGCGTGTGGTTCTGGAACTGCTCGCGGTTCTCAAGGGCCTCCACCTCGCGCTCGATCGCCTTATCCTGGATCTTGCCATCAGTCTGGCGCAGCCAGTTGCCGTCGGCGTCTACCCGCTGCTGGGCGGCTTCGCTGTGCTGCCACACCTGATCACCCTTTGGCACTTTGGGCATACTCAGCCCGTGGGGCAGGATTGTCTGGATGTAGGGTTTGTTCGGCAGCCCGTAGGCGAAGCACACCACGACTTGGGTGCCCTCCTCCGGAAAGGCATACATACCCATTTCCTCGCCACCGGTGGGCAGTGGCAACGGCACGCCGGCGAGCTGGAGCAGTTGCGGATCGGGCTCACCGTCTGGACCCAAGACCTCGATGTCGACCGCATAGCGCGGACGGAAGTCGTCACAAATACCGGCGCCGGCCGGCGCATCGGCCACGGCGACAACCCGAGCAAAGCGTGGCAGGTGGTAACCACCGGTGAGTTCGGGAAATTGCCGCTCTACGCTGCGGCGGATTGCGTCTTCCATCGGATGGCCATCTGGTCATTGGCAAGGGCCACACTGGTGATGCGCTCGCCGTTGTTGATCGTCGCACCTGGTCGCAACCCGGGAAGGGCCGCAACCATCGCGCTTTGGTTGCCCTGGTAGCCGTCGAACAGCTCCGTGGGGATTTGAAGCGGCGCACGGGCGCCGAAAAAACTGTCGGCCCAACTACCTACAAACACTTCACCATTGCCCTGCTGCTGCCAGGTAAAGTCGGGGATGCTGAACACCCGGGCCAGACTGTCCATCGCCTGGTAACCGGCGGCCAGGTTGTAGAAGAACGGCGATTTGGCACTGGCGTAGGGCCGATCGGGCACGCGAAACCGCAAGCAGGTCTGCTCACTGACGACGGCCAGCACAGCGCGCAAATCGACGTGGCGCAGGTTCAGCGGTAGCGGATTCGCCAACACGGCGGCCAGCTCGCGACAGAACAACACCTGCTCGACACCATTGGCAGCGGTGCAACGCTCGACGTAGCCAATGAAGTGCCGCTGTAGCGTGCCCTCGTTGTAGCCAATATCCAGCGTTACCAAACCTTTCGCCGGCACCGCGGATTGGATGGTGAAGGTCGCCCGACCCGGGCTGGTGATGTCCAGCCGAACGTCCTCTTTCACCAGGGCGAAGGGCGCGCCGTTGATGGCCAGCACTTTGTGCAGCTTCACGTCTGCTCACTCCCGCCCAGCCACGTGTCCAAGCGGCCCAGCACTTTTTCGAAGCCGCTCAACGCCGGGTTGTCGCTCGATCCGCTCTCGCCGCCCTCCCCGACCGCGCTGCCCGGGGCGCCTTGGGCGTTGACCTTGTTGCCCGCGCGTCGGCCTTCGACTTTTTCCGGATTCGACTGACGTTCGCTCAGCGTGAACTGGACCAGCCAGGCGCGCAGGGAGTCGTCTTCGCGGGCGCTGATGCCGTCGGAAAACTCAGCCTGTCGCACGCCGAAGACCTCGGCCGAGTCGTTGACCACGCGGTACAGGTGCAACTGGCCGCCGCCGGCGGTGGCTTCGGCTAGGCGCATCAGATCAATCAGCTGAGACTTATCCACAAACGGAATCATCAACGAAACGGTCAGCGTCTTGGGTTTGAAGCCTTTGTGCGCCTTGTCCGTGTTGCTGGTCTGGCCCGACATGTCGCCGCTTTCGATGCGCAGATTGGCGGTCACCTTGAGGTTTTTCCCTTGGACTTTGTGGCCGTCGAGTAGCAGCGTCATAGACCGACCATCTCCTGCACGAAACTCAATCCTTCTTTCGAACCGACCAACAACAGACCGGCGCACAGCACCCACTCATGCCCCGGGGCGTCGCCAGTCAGTAGCTCGCGGCGTAATTCGCTGGTGTTCCCGGGACCGATCAGGCGAGCCCGCATGCTGACCTCAGGGTTTCCCCCAGCCAACAGGTCTTTCAGATCAGCCAACTGCTGATCCCGGCCCTGCTGCTGGGCGGCTTTGCGGGAAGCCAGGGCGGCCAGATCGCCCATCGGCGAACTGTCGGCCGCGTAGCTTTCCAGCACGGCCAGTTGACCCGCCATCGACTGCTTGGCGGCTTTCACTACCGTGCAGCGCTCCAGGGGCAGCGCTTGCCAGCGCGGCAACGGGCCGGCGCCGGGGATCTCCCATTTTTCGATTTCCAGTTTCGACAGGTGTTGGGCGCGGCGCTGGGTGCGGACCAGGCCAGGGATCGGCAGCAACGCGTTGAACCGCGACAAGCTGCTGGCCAGCTGTTCCAGACGCGTGCCCAGGAACAGGATCGACAGTGCGTATTGCGGCCCGGCCGGGCGACCGGTGTCGGTTACGTCATCCAGCTTTTTAGCCAAGTGTTCCAGCAGGTTGGGAGCCGACAGAAAACGCTGATAGCCGCGCCCCTGGCCGATTCCCGGTTGAAACGGGGTCACAACCAGGCACGCGGGGGCATGCCCCAGTTGCTCGACCAGGGCCGCACGGCCGGCGGCGATTGCGTCTTTCGCCGCGTCACCGACCGGCCCCGGGTTGGTGCTGGCCAAGCCATCGAGGCCGGCCAAGCGCTGGGCCGTGCCGAGCAGCTCACCGCTGGCCAGATTCTTAGCAGCTGACAGGCTGCCCATCCATTGGGTGGCCTGTTCTGGCCAACGCATGGTCACCGGTGCCCAGGTCATGCCGGTGGCGTCCAGGCGATGGCCTTCATCGCTTTCAGGTTCTGGTCCTTAAGGGCTTCGCTCAGTGTCTGCTTGAGTGCATCGGCGTGTTGCAACGCGGCCTGCTTGAACCGCACCAACGCTTGCCCAACTTCATGCAATTGTGCCGCTGTGTGGGGGCGAAAGGCCTTGACCTGGTGTTCATCAACACAGGCATAGCTGGCATCCAGTCCACTCAAAATCATTCCCGTCAGGTTGATCTGATCGTCCAGCTCGCTGGCATAGCGGAAGGTCCACCCCAGTGCGTCAGAGCTGAAACCGCTTTGAATGTAACGGTTACAGTCGGCGCCGATCGCCGCCAGCTTTTCCTGGTACAGCACCGCCAAAACAGCCCCAGTGTCGTCCACCCATTCGCCGTTCTTCCAGACTTGGTTCGGGCCGGGTTGCTTCAACGTGTAACCGCTGGGCAATGGCTGAAAACCATCCAGCACCAAGGGCTCGCCGGTGGTGATGCTGTAGGCCGTGACACCTTCAAAGAAGTCGATCATCTGCCACTTTCCACCGCTCCAAACAGCGACCTTGTTTTCCACCGACGCCGGTGGCGGGACTTCAACGCAACCAGCAGGAATCAGGAAAACGTCCGGATCGATCGGGCATGGATCGGCGAGTGCCTGGCCGATGTAGATGCCCAGTGGGTTGGTCTGATAGACGAGTTTCGGGCTCATGGGCAGTCTCAATATTTGATGCAGAAAAGAAGGGCCAAGCTCTTCGGACGGGTTTCGGTGCCGCCGGCGGCGGCGACCGTAATGGCGTGGGTGTGGTTGCCGGCACCGCCGATGCCGACGTTGTGGCCATGCAATCCCGCTTCGCCAATACCAACGTTGTGGGCGTGGTTGCCGGCCCAGTCCGTGGGCGCAGCCATACCGTTGGCACCGTTTGCCGTGGTGATGTTGGGGCTGCCGCCACCCACGCTGCTGTTCGCCGCTCGGAAAATGCCGTGCTGGTGATGGCCCTGTGCGTCTGTCCAGGCGGCGTGGGCGTGCGAGCCCTGTGCGTCGGTCCAAGCTCCGTGCACGTGATCACCCACTGCGGCGGCTGACGCGGTGTGGTTGTGGGATTGCAGCAGCATCTCCTGGAAAGATCCGAACACGCGGCCGGCATCCACGCCGCGACCGTCGTCCCAGCCGCGCAGGAACAGACCTCGCAAATCTGGCACGGCAAAGGTGGTCACGCCATCCCCCGCACCGAACACCGTACCGATGCGCGCAAAGAGACTCGCAAACGTGGTGCGCGAGACCACCGCGCCGTTGCACTTCAGCCAGCCGGCGGGGGCTGTCGCCATCGCGAACCCCGACACCATGCCGGTCATCGAATCACCGACCTGTTGCTGTAGCTTGTTGAGTGCAGCGGTCGTGGCCAGGATCTCGCTGCTGTTGGTCGTAGGATCGTCGCTCTTGGCATTGGGCAGATTGCCCAAACCGACGTCTTCCTTCTTCGTCCCCCGGGCACGCAGCGTCGGATAGTCGCCCGTGCGGGCTGCCAGGTACGTAATCAAGGATCTGTCGATCGGCTCCGAGATACGCAGGTCGGTGATTTGCGTGCTCGAGATAAAGTCAGCGATCGGCACGCAGTAGTGATGGGCCCCGGCGGAGTCGGTGTAATCGGCCTGCTCGCCGTAGACCACTTTCCAGCTGGCCACTCGATCGTTGAGCTGCCGTTCCAGGCACACATCCAACCAGATTTTGCCCACGGGAATAATGCCGGTGACAACGAACGACTGAAGCAAGTCCACGCGAATGCCTTCGATGAAGACCTTGCCAGGGCGGATCTGGAACGCGTTGCCGACTTTTTCGAGCATCATTGCGTCAGAGATGAAACAGGCCCGGCCGTACATATTGCGGTTGCTAAGGCGTTGGCGCTCATCAATGCCAGCCAGGCGCACAGTAAAGTCATGCTGCCAGGTGCTGGCATCGATGGTGACGCCGGTCAGCTCTAGTGCGCCATCGAACGCCACAAGGAAATTGCGGGTGACGTTGTTGCCGATCTGAAGCGGCGGAATGTTCTTGCGCTTCTGCTGCAAAGGCACCGAAGACACCGCGAACAGCACGCCCTCTTCGTCCTCGAGGCCGACCCAGTTGAAGTCCCAGTCGCCAATGTCCGATCCCAGCTGCGCGCTGTACACCACCTGGTTGGGGTTCACGTAGCCGGCGTTTTCTTCGGGGATGGTATAGACGTGGACGATCTGCCCCGCCGGCGGTTTGCCGGCAGCACGATCGAGCGGCGCCACCGGGTCCAGCCCGGGCACGTTGGCAAAGATGAATTTGCTGATGATCAGCTGCTTTTTCTGGCTTTGCTTGAGGGCAATTTGGCTTTCGCCGGCCAAGGTAATACTGGCGCTCACGGTGCGCTCCTACAGGCTGGCAACCAGCGTTTGCTGGTCGTCGTTGAAGTCGATCAAGGCGATTTGCAGCGCCACGGGGGTGATGGTCAGGAAGTCATAACGCCGACAGGTCCGGCCGTATTGCTGGATCAGCACGCGCAGCAGCTCGGGGTTCAGTGACAGTTGGGCGTTGCTGAATTTGAGCAGAACCACGTCCCAGTCTCGATCGGGCTGACGTTCCTCGATCTCGACGTAGCCCACGCCCAGGCGCTGGAAAATGCGTTTCATGCCGGCAGTGCTGCCGGCGTCCACCGAGTTGATAAAGGCGTATTTCACGCGCAGTCGGAACAGGGATTCCGGCTCACCTTGGAAGCGCGTGACGTCGCGCTGCCAAGCCCACAGTTCCAGGATGGTCAGGTGGCAGGTGTCGGGATCGATTTGCAGATATGGCCAACGCAGCCAACCGGTGACCTTCTCCCACCATGCCTGTGCGGCAGCGGTCAACTTGGACAGTTCGGTGCCTTCCAACCAGAACGGTAATTTGAGCTTTATCACTTCATCACCACTGTCAGATTTTCGAGTCGCGGAATCGACAAGCCACTGACGATGTCCACCATCGGGGTGAACTTCACGGCCTCGATGCCGGCAAACTGTTGGTGCAGCTCTTCCGTCAGGCGACTGAAACTGAACCGCGACTGTGGATAAGTCAGCGTCGGCTGATAATCCCGAGAGGTGCTTTCACGGAAGGCCGCTCGCACGAACAGCTCAATTTCCTGCTTCAGATCGGCCACCTGGGCCGGTGTCTGGTTGGCCCACGGCCAGACGGCCACTAGGATGTTGACCAGGGTTTCAGGCATGACCATCGCCAGCAAATCGTCGCCGTGCCCATGGTTGCCCTGGTCGCGGATGTGCGCATTGATTTGCTCCAGGTAGCTGTCCGCTGGCACACCGGCATCAAACAACACAAAAGCGTTGGCGCTGCCCGGGCCACGTGGGGCGCCGTGCTCAAAATAAACTCCGTCCGGCCGCACGCCCGGGAAGGCGGAAATCATGGCGCGATACACGGCGTCGGTGTGCCACTGGTTGACCGCTGAGAACTGATTGCGCACACGCAGGCGCAGTTGGTCGTTCGGCTCCGGATCCGCACCAGGTGATTCCAGCCAACCGTCCTTATTCGCCACCTGGACAATGCCCGGCACCGGTACGGGCAAGATCGCGTAGTAACCCGGCGCCAGGTTGTAGCCGCTGCCGGCCTCGTCCGCTTCCACAGGCACCTCCAGCTGCAACTGACCCTCCTGAAAAGTCACGGCCGCTGTGGTGGTCAACTGGTAGACATTGCCGTTGATCGCGGCCGACTGCACGGTGATGCCTTTTTCCAGCTCCATCACGCCGTCCGGTGTCGCCCGGGTGAACAACAACGTGCCCCGGGCCTTGGTGGCGCCCTTGCGCTCGACGTTGACCGCCCACGCGAGCATGTCCAGCCAGGCGTCCACCGCCGTTTTCACAAAGAAGTTCGGCAGCACGGTCAGACACAGGAAGTCGAGCAGCCACTGCACCGGTTTGGTGACCAGCGCCGTCATCACCCGCCAGAACGGCGAATAGCTGCTGGTGTTGGCCACCTTGGCGCCTTGGGCGGTGACTTCCTTTTCCCAGGCCGCCTTCAATCCGGCTTCGGTGGTCGGAATGCCGGCGTCGGCGATCACTTGTTTAAAATCGACGTCACTCACAGGCTCACCTCGATCAGTCCAAACTTCAGGGTTTTGGCGGTGACCAGGTACTGGCCTGGCTGCAGCTGAGTGATGCGCGCCGTACCCGGCACCAGACGTTCGTCAGCTTCCACCAGCAGTTCCAGTTGCTGAATGCAGTCGCGTTGACGCAACCGATCGCGCTCGGCCACCAGGGTGACCAGCAGCCCGCTGTCGCGAATCATGTGGGCGATGTCTTGGGCAATGCAGGCGCGGTCATCGACCATCCGCGGCTGATGCGATGGGTCCAGCGCCAGGTCGTTGCTGACGATCAACAGATCCACGTACTCGCTCATCCGCCCACCGCCATGGCGACCATGTTTTCCACTTCCAGCGGGGTCATTGGTTTACTGGTGTGAATGTTCACGTTCTCCACTTTCGTGCCCTTGTTCTGGCTGTTCGTATTGTTTTGAATGTTGGTCAGCAAGCCACCTGGCGGCACCGCTGTCGGGCGTGTTGGTGAAAGGCTGGGGATGGCCGCGTTAATGGTCTGCTGGGCTTTCTGTGCGGCGTTTGCCGTGTCGGCGGCACTGGTCGCGGCATCGATACCGGGCACCTCGGGCATGCCGCCGAAACGCGCCTCGATGTTCACGCCGGGGATGCTGTTGAGCAGTTCGATCAGGCCGTTAACGGCCTTGTGAAAGATGCTGACAATGCCGTCCCACGCGGCCTTGGCCATACCGGACCAGCCGCCCATGGAGTTAAACCAGTCAGACAAGACCTGGAGCTGGGCACTGACCCACTTAAACGCCTCACTGTTGAGCAGCGCGGTGGTCCACTCGTCCCAGAAATAGATCGCAGCGGCCACGGCCGCGACCAGAGCGATCACGCCAATAACGATCCAGACGATCGGGTTGGCCAACAGCGCCGCATTGACCAGCCAGATCGCGCCCTGCCAAAGCAGCATTCCCAACCGAACTAGGCCCATCCAGGTGTACATCAGGGCGAGCCCGGCCACGAACGCAATGACCATCACCGTGTGATAGATGAACATCGCAACACTGCGCAGACCGGTCATGTTGAGGACTTTCCACACGGTCAGCAGTCCCAGCCAAGTCATCTTCGCGATGCCCACCGTCAGGGTCAGCAAAGACATAGCGCCGATAATCGTCATGATGGTCAGCGCGGTGATGCCAATCACGCGGGTGATGTTGGGAAAGAGCTGTGACCAGCGCACCAGCGTTTTGCCGATCTCCACCATCTTGTTCATGAACGGCGACAGCACCGGGATCAGCACCTGGCCGAACACCACGCGCATGACCTCGACCAAGGACGCCCATTGCTGCCAGGGATCGACCATGGCCTGGGCCATACGCTCGGCGTTCTCCAGACCGCGAACCTTGCCCAGCTGCGCGATGCCGTCGCGCAAGCGGCCAGTGTCCTTGGCCAGTGCGCCGATCACCTGGGCACCTTCGCCGCCAAAGGCTTCCATCAGCTTGGTCCCAGCCGAGGCGCTGGTCAGGTCACCGAACTTGCCCTGGAGCTTGTCCAGGATGGCTATGATTGGCAGGATCTTGCCCTGCTGGTCGGTGAACTTCATGCCCAGCTTTTCCGACGCGGCGCCGATGTTCTCGAAAAACGCCTTGTAGCGGCCGCCGGCATCGCCGCCTTCCATGGTACTGCTCAGGGTGCCGATCACTGCCATCTGCTCAGCCAGGTCTACACCCGCCGTGGTCGCGATCGCACCGGCTTCCTTGAACGCGTCTTTCATGGCCGCACCGCTGGTGCGGAACAACTGCACCGCCAGCGCCGTCTGCCCGCCGAGTTTTTCGACCCACGCGCCTTTGCCCATGGCGTCCGCCTGGGACTTCTGCAAGTTGTAGAGGGTGCCGACGTATTCGCCCATAGTCGCGGCGTCGGTTTTGGTGGCCTTGGCCACCAGGTTGCTGGCATTGGTGAAGGTGGCCAGCTGGTTACTGACCAGCCCTTTAATCGCGCCATCGATCTGGTACGCCGAGGCGACGAATTCCCGGGCGTTCTCGCCGTAGTTCACTGCGAACTCCAGCGACTTGCTGTTGAGCGCGGTCAGCGCGTCCTCAGCGACGCCCAGCGATCGGACGTCGCCCAGGGCACGATTGACCTCCAGTGCCGGCGCCATGGATTGCTGGATCCCGACCACCGCCGCCGTCAGACCGCCCAGACCCAGGCCAATCGACTTGATGTGCTTTTCGCTCTGCTCCGCAAGGTCGGAAAAACCCATTTTCACTTTGCCCAGGGGCGCGGTGACCTTGTCGGTCAGGCTCAAGATGAAAGCCAGGCTGGCGCTACGGTCTGCCACTGTCGTTACCCGTTCAGCGCAAAGGCGATGCCGTTAGCCACGGCGATCTCCATGCGTCTCCAGTATTCGTCCTCCAGCCACTTGGCCGTGCCCATCGCTTCAAGCGTGGTCTCGGCTCCAGGTAGCCAGCGGTTCGTCAGGGCCACCAACTGGCCCAGGCCGTTTTCGCTCAGGCGCTCAGCGTGGCCGAGCGCTTTTTTACGATCACCTCAACCTTCGGGCCGTACTCCTCGAGGAGCGCACCGGCGAGTTGCATCACCATTACCGGGTTACCCAGCAGCGGTTTCAGGGTGGCGCGTTCTTCCTGCCTGACGGTGGTCATCAGCAGGTTGTTGCCCGGGGCGACCTTGTTGGTCTGGGTCAGTGCGTTGAAGTACTTGGTGACGTCTGGCGGGGTCAGGGTGAAAGTGAATTCCTGCTCGCCGACTTCCAGGGTAATTTCTGCGTTTTGCTCGTTCATGGGGTAGCTCTCATGTTGAGGTTGGAGACATTGGTTGTCCTGGTGCACCAGTTATCGCTGGCACACCCTGACGATGTGTTGCTGCAGGCCGAGAATCATTTGCCGGCTTAAGGCGAGCTGATCTCGGAGGGTGAAATAATCCGGTCGAGCGTCTGCTGTGAGTTCGGCGGTGCCTGCATCAGCCAGGCGGCCGGCGCCGGAATCGGCGGGCACTGCTGGGCAGGTGGCTTCAACGCGCAGCCGCTGACTGCCATCGTCAACAGCGCGGCGCAGGCCTTGGTTTTCAGTGCGTACATGATTCAGTTCCGTGGTGTTTTTCAGGTCGATCGCATCCCGCTCGGCGAGCATTTCGCCGTTGATGCGGGCCGCTTCACGCAGGCCTTTCGCTTCCCATTGCGCGCTGTCGCGCTCGTGCCGGGCGTCGTTGCGCTGATCGGTCACCCGATCGAACGCCACCCACGCGAGCAGGCCGGCCAGCAGTACAAACAGCACCAGGCGCGACGGGGAAAAGGTCATTTCAGGCACAACTCCATCTCGGCCAGCCGGCGGTTGTGCAGGCCTTTAACGAACTGCTTGCGGCCCTGGGCATCGGTGATGAAAGCCCACACCGGCGTCTTGCCATCCGGCCCCCAGGCCAAGGCCTTGCAGCCTTCGGCGATGCGGCCGGCGTTGATAAGTCCCATCGCCCGACTGGCGCAGGTGTTGGGCACACCAACGTTGTGCGCGTGACTGCTCATGGCATCGAACGTGTTCTGGCCCACCTGCTGATTGGTGATGCAGTCAGCGAGCTGCAGCTGACTATTGCCGATCACCAGCTGCTCCATCTCGGCGCATCGAGCGTCTGACCAGAAGTCACCGACCACCACCGGATAAGGGCTGGTATGACGGGTGATGCCCTTGCACACGGTCGGCAGACCACGGGCCAACTTGTCTGCGTAGACAGTGTTCTGTCCCCGGCCTTCCCAGGTGCCCAGGAATGTGAGCAGTGAAGCGCTGACCAGCGCGATTGCACCGGCTTGAATCCGGCCGCGCAGGCTCATGGGAACCACACTCGCAGCAATGCCGGTACGGCCATTTGCAGCACAGCGCCGACGAGCGTCAGGATGGTCAGCAACCGTCCAACCTTCGAGCCGATCACGTTGACCGCCACGGTCAGCTTCTGCTGGCCCTGGTTCAGCTCCGAGAGCTGGCCAGCCATGTGTTCAAACTGTTGTTCCAGCTTGGTGACGCGCGTCGGCACGGCTCCGTGCCGATCTTCGATCTCGCTTAATCGATGCTCGATCACAGCCAGTTTTTGTTCCATCGATCCGATGCGTACGGCGTCTGTCGTCATCAGCGCTTACTCTGTTCGTGGTCGGTCTGGCACGGGACGCACCGCGTCATGCCGCCCAACGCCTGGCGCGCCGGCGGGATCTCGTTGTCGCAGTCCTGGCAGAGGGTCAGGCTTGGCCCGACCGGCCGTGGCTGCTGCAGCTGGGCCTTGATCGCCTGGTCACGCTGGCGTTGCTCCAGTTCCTGGGCGCGGTCGAACCAATCCACCATCAGCGCAGGCCCTCGATCTCTTTGGCGTCGAGGTATGGCACGCCGTTGATGTGCACAAAGTCCGGACTGGTGACGTCGAACGGCACCTTGTGTTTGCTCTTTTCACCACCCTTCGGATCGATGCCCAACAGGCTGGAAATCTTCACCTTGCAGCCGAAAGCTTCGACGCGCAGTTCCTCTTCTTCACCGGCCTTGGCGAAAAACACCGCGTCGAACGGTTTCAAGGCGCGGAAGCTTCCGGCCGATCGCGCCGCGTCGATCAGCAGGTTGAAGTTGGTGGTGTCCAACTCGAACTCACCGGCCGCTGCCACATCGCCTTCCACATAGCCATCCGGCACGCCCCGGGTTTGCGCCACCGCCGAGTTGTCGGTGATGTCCAGGGTGCAGTTCTCGACGTGCAGCACCAGGTCGCCCAGGCTCACGTCGAAGTTCTTACCGCCGATTTTTGCCATAGGGCGTTACTCCGTTTTGTCGGTGGAAAGATCAAGGGCGATGTTCGCCGTGAGGTCTTTCGGGCAGTTGAGGGGTTTGACTTTGATGAAGGCGGCGACCTTTGTTTTGCTCAGCCAGCTCAGCACCAGGTCGCCGTCTTTTGGCGGCTCGATGTCACCAGGGAACACCTCTCCGTTGAACGTGGTGGACTTGGCCATGGCACGCAGCGGCGCCATCAGTTGGTTGGTGTTGACCGCCATGCTGTTGGGGGTGCTGTTCAAGCGGCGATCGGCCACACGGCGAATCAACAGGGGCCGGATCAGACGTGCCGCCTTGTCGGTAATGCGCAGGTATTCAACGACCTGAAAGTCACTCGCAGGGGTGTCGAGCATGTTGCCGTCGCCCCAGTACACGCCCTGGTAATCGGGATACGTCTGCGACACGGAGAACCGCGCCCGATCCAAGTCGCTGCGCACGGCAGACGGCAACGGAACCTTGTCGCCGTCGACCGGCACAGGGCCGAGACCCAACACAGGGCCGGTGGCCACACGCATAGGACTGTCAGCAATGCTCACGGCCGCGTTGGCCAGGCGTCCGGCCAGCACACCCTGGTCATTACCGTGAAGTTGCGGCACGACCAGGACACGTGGTGCCGCCAGATTTGCCACCAGCGCCTTGTGTTCAATCACGTACTGCGCCCAGGTCTGTTCGGGGGTGATGCCGACAGCGCTGGCCATGACGAAAACGCGACGGCCGTAGGTGTTGTTCAGCGATACGGCCGCGTCATGCATGGCCGACAGCTCGCCAGCAGTGGCGACTGGTTTGGTAATCACCACGGCCTCTACCGAAATGCCTTGCTGTTGAGCCTTTTCCAACGCTTCCTGCCAATTGCCCTCGGCACCGACCGGCGCGGCGACGCACGCCCAGCGCTGCCCGCCATTGAGTTTGGCGGCGGTGATTTGGGTTTTCAGATCGCTGGACGGAATGCCCAGGGCGGTGTCCAGGTCGCTGTCGGTATTCAGCGAAATGAACTGGCCGACGTTCTTGCCGGCCGGGCCGATGAAAAGGAAATACCGCTCAATCTCTGTTACGGCACCCTGGCCTAGATTGAGATTGTCGACGGTGACTTGACCGAGTGCCATGCAGTGCCTCGTTAGCGGGGTGAATGTAGGATTTGTTGCAACACCTGGTTAACCAGCAGGCTGGTGTCGCGGTCGGTGTTGATACCGATGAACTGGCGCTTCGGGAGCGTTATTTCCCAGCTCTGCGCACCAGTGGTTTCGCTTCGCTCGTCGTCCAGGATGCGGATCAACAGCCCCGCCTTGGCGTAGTTCACATGCTCTTGAATCCACGCCACTGACGGCCGAGTCAGCGTCTTTTTGCCCGCCTGGCGCACACGGAATCCCAACCGGCGCAGGCGCTTTGCCTGCTTGTCGGTGGCGGCCAGACCAGGTGGGGTTTTGTTCCAGCGGCGCATCTGCGCAGCGGTACGGCGCTCGCTGACGCCGTGGTGTTGCTGCGCGGCGACCCAGCGCGTCAGCGCGTTTTTCCAGCCCAGTTCGGCTTCGTCGGAGCTGACACGGGTCACCATCATCAGCTTGGCCAGACCGGCTTCCATCTTTTTTTTGCCCTTACCGGAACCCTTGCGCGCCTCGAAAGGTGAGCCGTCCAGGTTCCGCTGATCGCGCACACGCTTGCGGCTCATCGTCCGCACGCGCTTGGTCACGTTGTTCAGCAGGCGCCGGCGCAGTTGGGGCGGCAGGCTGAGCAGTGCCAGTTGCTCGCGCACGCCCAGGTAACCGCGTGCATCGAGTTCGAAGGTGCTACGCCCCGCCATCGGTGGCCACCTCGCCGCGCTCAGCGACCCACAGATCAAACGGCACAAATGCCCAGGTCTTACCGAAAGCCTGGATCTCGCCGACAGGGTCTTCGGCCAGGTATTGCGGCTCGACGAACTCCAGGGTGATATCCACGTCGGCCAGGTCGTTGTCCAGCATCTCGACGGCGAACAGCGGCGCCGGCAGTTGATGCCGATCGCGGCCGGGATCGTTGTTTTCCAGCCAGCTCCCGATCAGTGCCATTAGCCGCGCCGGGTGATCCGCGAAGCGCTCCAGGATGATCGCAGCGCGATAGCGCATGTCGCCCAGGTGCATGCCGTCCACGTCGGGCTTCCAGACGAGTTCGAGGGTGACTTGCTCGGTCCAGCTATCGAGCTGTTCAGGTTCGACCAGGCGGCGTTCCAGCAGATAGGCGGTCAGTTTCTGCAGCTTGGTCATAGCAGCGCCGCCGTGATGCGGCCACGGCCCTGCAGGGCGCGCACGGCCTGCTGGCTGAAAGCCAGGAACGTGTCTTCACGCTCCGGCGCTTCCTTGCCGGTGTTCTCGGCACTTTCGCGTCGGGTCACGGTGGGAAACTGCTGCAGCGCGCTGGCCTTTGCACGACAGTAAACGGCGCGCTTGTATAGCTTCGTCTTCAAGGCCCGCTCAGGCAGCAGCGTGGAATCTGCAGACTCAACGTTGGTGACGCCGACGGTTTGCCAGCGGACTTTGAGCTTGGCCAGGTCGGTGTTGACCTCAGCCATCGCGATGCTCAGTGCGTCGGTCAGCAGCTCGCCCAGGAACTCCGCCGGCAGGCGGTAACCCTTCTGGAACTCGGACACGGAGAGGTCCGGCCAAAAGCCGTCGTTCTCAATCGTCTGTTCCACAAAAGTGGTGGGTTTGCCGGAAAAGCTCATTGCTGGCCGCTCGAATTAGGGCGGGGAGACTGTTTTTCGTGGGGCTGGCCATAAATGGCAGACACACGTCCACAGTTCCCCGCTGGGGGGGTAGTCGGTTATCGGGCGCCGTTGGTGGCGGTTACTTGTTTGGCCAGTGCCTTGCGGCACTTCTCGATGCGGGTGTCGTTGCCGGCCTTCGAATACAACTCAGTGGAACGCTCAAGATGCTTGAGCGCGGTTTCCCACTGTTCGGCCTCCATGGCGCGCATGCCGATCAACTTGTGGTACTTGGACGGGATCTGTTCGGTCAGCTCCCATTCACCATCGACACGCGGCAGCAGGTCGGACAGGTACGGCTCCGGGCTGCGCTGGGCGCTGTACTCGGCATAAGCCCATTCGATCACGGCGTCCGCGACGAAGGTCTGCACGTCGCGGCGCTTGAAACGCTCTGGCATTTCCTGGCCCTGCTCGATCGCGAAGTCCGCCAGCTCCAGCCCGTCTTCGAACTGCTCGGTGTCGAACAGCCAAATCATGACCTGCACCAGGACGCGGTTCGGCATCACCAGGCCCGATTCCATGTAACGCTGGATGAAGTCCTGGTACTTGGGCAGCAGTTCCTCACGCTTGAGCGACTGCTTGCTGGCCAGATTCTTGAGCGCGCTCAGGCGCTCCAGATCCTGATCCAGGGACGCTTCCATCAGCAGCAAATGTTTGCGGGCATTGGCCGGACTGCTCAGCGCTTCCGCCGGCGAGTACGCCAGCGGTGCCGCTGCGGCAGCGGCTAAGGCGGCGCCCCCCAAGGCCTGGATGCGGCGTTTGTGCGCAAGGGCCAGGCTCACTTCACCAGCTCCACGTTCTCGGTCATCGCGAATTTCTCCAGCTGCTCGATCACGTAGCCCTCGTTGCGGCTGTTGTAATCCTCGACACGGGAGCGCTTGGAGTTCTCCACGGTCTGCTTGCGCCAGCTAGAATCCTGGAAGTAGATCGACAGGTTGTCCCAGCTGGTGACCACCACGGCGTTGACCGGGAAGAACGGCACGCTGAAGCTCGGCAGGCCGCCGTAGGTGGCGATCACCTGGGCTTCTTCGATGCGCTCTTTTTCGGTCGGCACGTCGCCTTGTTTGGCGTACAGCTTCGCCTTGTCGGCTGCCAGCAGGTCAGTACCGATAATGGCGATCAGGTCGCCGCCATCACGCAGACGTTCGTCCACCATCTGCTTGGTGTCATGCACCAGAGCATCGAGGTTGGCGTAGTCGCCATCAACGCCCAGGACTACCTTGCCGGCGGTCTTGCCTTCCTTCAGAACCTGAGCCGGAATCTGCTCACGCGCCTGCTGCAGCCAGCCCTTGTTCACGTCCTGCAACATCGGGAAAGCGGCAATATCGGTCTGCGGGGCGGCGTGGGTACCATGGAAACCGACCATGATGCGGTCCAGAGCGATCTGCTTCTGCACCGCAGCGGAATAGCGCTGATGGAAGTCCGGGAACTTGGCCCAGGCGTCGATTTTCGCGTACGGCAGGCCTACGTCGGATTCGGTCGAGGACAGTTCGTAGGTGGTCTGATCCAGCGCCGAAATGTCTTTGGCTTCGCGGTCAGTGGTCTTGGTGTTGGTGCGGCCGGTGACCGGGCCAGATACACCGATAAACACCTTTTGACCTTTGATCTCGATCACCGGAATGACGTTGATACGCTGCAGGAAATCCGACTTGGCGGTAATCGCGTCGTTCAATTCCTGGGCGATCGTCGGATCTACACTGAACTGCTTGCTGGCCAACTCAACGCCATAGGTTTCGGCGATGTCGAGCTGCAGCTGTGCATACATTTTCGCGCCGTAGGCGCTCAGATTGGCCATGTCAGAGCACCCGCGCTTTGGCTTTGTCAGTGGCGCCCGTGGTGCGCGGCAGTTGACGGCCAGTGGTGGTGTTCTGCAGTGCGGTGAACTGCTTTTGAAGGTTCGACAGTGCAGCCAATACGGCCTTGTTGGAGCCGCCACCCTTGCGTGCGAACTCGCGCTCTTCTTCTGCAGTGGCGACGATTTCGTCCACTGCCGCGCTCACGTCGTCGATCGGGGCTTGATCGGGTTCTGGTGCCTCTTCGGCTGCAGGCTCGATCACGGCCTGAATGCCGGCAGCGACGACCAGCAGCTGCGCCAGCAGGGCCTTCAAAGCCGTTGCGGTAGCTTCATCCATTGGGGGTTTGCTCTCGGTTTGTGGGGTGGTTGGTTCAGTGGCTTCTTCGAGGCCGAAGCGCTTGAACAGGCCTGTAAATGCGGCGAGCAATTTGCTGATCTCGCCTTGAGGCTGCGATTCGCGCAGCGGGCCAAGCTCATGGGAGGCAGCGAAGTACGCGTCGTCGTGGGTCTTTTTGGAAAAGTAGAGTTCCTGGGTGCCCAGGCTGGCCGGCGAGTCGGTGACTGCCAGACCGGTCAGATAGGCCTTACCGCTGCCGGCGAAATTCGGGGTGATTTCGATGCTGCTGAACAGCTTCTGGCCCTGGTCATTGAGGTACAGCAGCCGATCGTTAGGTTTCAACTGTGCTTCCAGACCGACTTGGCCTTGCTCCAGATCGTCCGCTTCTTCGACCAAACGCACGGCAAAGACGGTGCCGTGCGAGCCCTGCCAGCGTTCGTGCTCACTCCAGATCACGGCGGTGTATTTGGACGGTTTGTAGGTTTCGGCGATATCGCGCAGTTCCTGGGGAAGGATCTCGCGGCCATCAGCGGTGGTGCCGCTGGTGGCGACACGTTTCCAGAATGAAACAAGGGAACGGGGCATGAGGGGTAACTGCACTCAATCGTTGAATGAGCCGCCACGATAGGGAGCCGTTTGCCCCCAAACAAACGGTACAAATGCGCCCTTCTCCTATATCCGCGATATAGGCTGATCACGGAATTTAACTCCACGTTTCCAGCGTTTTCGCCGCATAGACTGCGGTCCATGAACTACCCGACCGAAGTCAAAGAAGCCGCCAAACGCCTCTACCTACGCCGCTGTTCGGTGAAGGAAATCCAGGCGCATTTGAAGCTGCCCAACATCCGCATCGTCTACTACTGGATCCGCCAAGGATGCTGGGACGAGATGCTGACGGACGAGGAACCGCTGACCGCCATCAGCCGGCGGATCACCTTGATCCTGGAGAAAGTCGACACGCTGACCAAGGGCGAACTCGACGAATTGGAGCGCCTGACCACCCTGCGTGAACGCCTGATTAAGCAGTCGGCGAAGCCCGCACCGGCGGTGGCGTCCGAAAGTCCGGACGAGCCCCGGGAACGGCCCTCAGGCCAGCGCCGCGATCGGGGCGATGGCGGCGGCAAGAAGCGCGAAAAGAAGGCCAAGAACGACATCAGCGGCCTGACCGAAGTGGACTTCCTGGATAAGTTCATCTCCAAGATGTACGGTTACCAGAAAGAGCTGTTCGCGGCGAAACAGAACCCGCTGACGCGCCGAGTTCGGAACATCCTCAAAAGCCGCCAGGTAGGCCTGACCTATTACTTCGCCGGCGAAGCGTTCATGGATGCAGTGCTGAGCGGTGACAACCAAGTGTTTCTCTCCGCCAGCCGATCGCAGTCGGAGATTTTTCGCAGTTACATCATCCAGTTCGCCCAGCAGTGGTTCGGCATCGAGCTAACGGGCAACCCCGTCACTCTCAGCAACGGCGCCGAACTGCGCTTCCTCAGCACCAACAGCAGCACCGCCCAGGGCTACCACGGCCACGTCTACGTGGACGAATATTTCTGGATCCGCGACTTCGAGAAATTGAGCACCGTGGCCAGCGCCATGGGCACGCACAAGAAATGGCGTAAAACCTATTTCTCGACGCCCAGCGCGGTGTCGCACCAGGCGTACCCATTCTGGTCGGGCGAAGAGTTCCGCAACAGCAAGCGCGGCAAAAAGGCCGGCGGCGTCTGGCCCAGTGAGACGGCCTATACACAGGGCGCGCTGTGTCCGGACGGCCAGTGGCGCAAGACCATCACCCTGGACGATGCGATCGCCGGCGGCTGCGATCTGTTCGACCTCGAGCAGCTGCAGCTGGAGTACGACGAGGACAAGTTCCAGCAGCTGTTCTACTGCAAGTTCATCGACAGCACCCAAAGCGTTTTCAGCCTCAAGGATCTTGAGCGCTGCTACTCGGATCTGTCGTTGTGGGAGGACTACAACCCGGACTTGGATCGCCCATTTGGCAACAGCCCGGTCTGGCTCGGCTACGACCCGAGTCGCACCCGCGACGACGCCACCTGCGTGGTCATCGCGCCGCCGCTCGAACCCGGGGCGAAGTTCCGGATCCTGGAAAAGCACAGCTGGCGGGGACATTCGTTCACCTACCAGGCCGCCCAGGTCAAGAAGCTGACCGAGCGCTTCAACGTGCAACACATCGGCATCGACGTCACCGGCGTGGGATACGGCGTGTTCGACCTGGTGCGCGACTTTTACGCGAAGGCGACGCCGATTCACTACAGCCTTGAGGCGAAAAACGCCCTGGTACTTAAGGCCCAGGACACGATCCAAGGCAGCCGCATCGAGTGGGATGCTGGCTGGACCGACATCGCCCAGGCCTTCCTGACCATCAAGCGCGGCGCCACCAACAGTGGCCAGATTACCTACAGCGCTTCGCGCACCGATGCCACCGGCCACGCCGATATTGCCTGGGCGGTAATGCACGCCTTGGCCAACGAACCCCTAAATACCAACAAGCGGCGCCGCAGCCGTTACGTCACGAGCACCCACAGCAGCCATGGCCAACCACAAACGCAAAAATCCACAAGCAGTTCAACAACCGCAGCAGCCCCTGCGCAGCTTTACGTTCGGGGAGCCCGAGCAGGTGCTGTCCGGCAACATCGGCGAGTACGTGGGTGTGTTTCCCAGCGACGACGGCAAGATCTACAAGCCGCCGGTGTCGCGTGTCGGCCTGGCCAAGCTATTGCGCGCCAACGCGCACCACGGTGCCATTCCGAAGTTCAAGCGCAACCTGCTGCTGCGTGAGTTCATTGCCTCCCCCGGCTGCTGCACGCAGACCATGGGACGGGCTGGCCTGGACTACATGGTGTTCGGCGAGGCGTATCTGCTTCGCCATAGAAATGCTTTTGGCCAGGTGCTGGAGCTGCAGCACCTGCCGGCGATCAACATGCGGGTCAAGGTGGGTGGCGGGTTTGTGATGCTGCTGCCCGACAACAAAGAAATGGAGTTTGAAGAGGACGAGATCGAACACGTCCTGGACTACGACGTGGAACAGAATATCTACGGCGTGCCGGACTACCTGGGCGGACTGCAGGCGTTGCTACTCAACGAAGCCGCGACCCTGTTCCGCCGCAGGTACTACAGCAATGGCGCGCACGCCGGCTACATCTTCTACACCAACGACCCCGACCTGACTGAGGAGGACGAGGACGAGCTGCGCGCACAGATCAGTGCCAGTAAGGGTGTGGGTAACTTCCGCTCGATGTTCGTCAACATTCCCAACGGCAAGGAAAACGCGATCCAGATCATCCCCGTGGGGGACTTTCAGGCGAAGGACGAGCTGGAGAAAGTCAAAAACATCACCCGAAACGACGTCATCGCGGCCTGGCGGATGAACCCTGCACTGGCCGGCATCATCCCGGAAAACACCGGCGGCTTCGGCGATATCGAGAAGATCGATCGGGTGTACACAAGCAATGAGATCCGGCCGATCTGCCAACTGTTCAATCAGCTGAATGAAACGCTCAGAGAAGACAGGCGATTTAGCTGGCAACCTGGAGAAAAAGCAGTTGATACAACTACATGAATAAGAAAGCAAAGAGAACAACACTACATATTGTGGCAATATTGCGACGATCAGCTGCCCCTGGGGAGGGACAAAATGAGAGTTGTATGCAAATGCGGACACAAAGGCCGAATCGCTTCGCGGGAAGAAGTGACCATGGATTTTGTGAAGCTGTACTGCCAGTGCCTGGACGCAAAGTGCGGGCATACCTGGGTGGCAAACCTGACGTTCTCACACACGTTGAGCCCATCGGCGCAGTCATTCGAAAGGATGTTGTTCGACCGCCTGCGGGACATGCCAATCGCGAAACAGCGGGAGCTGTTCGAGCAGTTGGGGTCGCAGGCCGCAGCGTAGCGTCAGACCGCCGATGCGGAAGCATCGGCGATCGAAATCATTCAAAAAATGGGGGTCAGTTCCTTACCGGCTCTTTCGGATAGATTGCCAGTATCTCGGCCACCCTGCGGACTTGTTGTTGCTCCACATGACTTAGCCGGCGGTACAGATCGATCAGACGACGCTCAATATTGGTGAGCTCGGTTGTGTCGAACTCAGTGGTATCAAACGAGATTTGATCGTTCTTCTTGCGATCCAACATGCTTACTACTCCATAACGTGCATTGCTGAATCAACGTTATCGGGGCGGCAAACTGGTTTGAAACGGGGACGCGACTAATGAGTCATGTGCTTTGTTGCAAGTTAAGACCTATGACGGGCCGCGTCGTCTGCCATGGCTTCAAGAATGCGGCGAATCGCTTTCTGGTCATCCTCTGGAATGCTTCGGTACTGCTTTACCAGGCAATCTTCGACGGCACTCAAAGCATTCTCAGCCAAGGTCGTACGGACGCCGGTAAGGATGTAAGGAATATCGAAGCCGAAGTGAATTGCGACCTTATTCAGATAAGACGCTGTCGCATCGCTTGTCCCTGCCTCGTAATTCGCCTGGGTTCGCTTCGCAACGCCGATCGCGTCGGCGACTTCTGCCTGCGTCATAGCGCATCGCTTCCGTTCTTCCTGCAGCCGGGAACCAATCTCTTCGGAAAGATGCAAAATTATTCATCCCATATATTTACAAATGCACCTAAGTGCATCATTCTGCATTTCATACCACATGAAATTGCACGGATTTGCACTATGCCGAAGACAAGCATCAGCGAGCAAGCCCGCCAACAAGCGCGGGAAGCATTAGAGAAGCGCGGTCAATCCGCGAAGGACTTTGCTGCACTGAACAATCTGAATCCCAGCACCGTGTATGCGGTGCTGAGTGGCCAGAGCCATTGTCGCCGTGGGGAGGCACATCGCGCCGCCGTGTTACTAGGCATCAAAGACGGCGTGATCGAACAGTAATGGCACTGGCCAACAGGGAAAAGTAGAAGATGAAAAGCCCAGTTCTAAAAACTCGCAAGGAAACGATGAGCGAGATCATCCGAAGCTATCAAGGCGGACGAGAAGGCGCTGCAGCACGCTTGGGAATGAAGGTCAAAAAGTTCGACAACCACGCCTACGAAAACGCCGGCTGCAGCCCTCTGAGTGACGCCCAGGTCTACACGCTCGAGCAGGACTGTGGCACGCACCACTTTCCGAACTATGTCGCAGCACTGTACGGCGGTCTGTTTGTGCCAGTGGCCGATCCCGAGACGCTGGACAACGTCGAGATGTACACCCGCTCAGTGCAAGTAGCGGCGAAACGTGGCTGTGTTGACCAGGCCATTGCCAAGGCTCTTGAAGACGGTTCGATCAACACTGAAGAAGCTGAACTGATCCTCAACGCCCACAACCTCCACATGGCAGCACGGCACGCGGAAGTGCTGGCAGCCATTGACCTGTATCGCGCCAAATCGGGGAACGGCCTATGAACAATCTGCCTGCAGCACAGGAATATAAGGACATGCTCAAAGCCGCGGCGTTGGTGTTCCTTGAGAGGCATCGGTGCGAACACCTGAGCGATGATCAGCAGTTGCTCAAACGCGCCGTTCAACACCTGGTATCGGATTATGACGTACTGACCCCGACCGCCGAAAAGGTGGTTCATCTGGCCTACAGCGATCTGTCTGCAGTCAGCGATCGGCAGCGACTAGACGTCCTGACAAGCACACCGACCCACACCGTTATCACCGATATCGCCACCGGCGAAGTTTGGGCTGTCCCCGTTAGCCTGATTTACGAACGCATTCTTAACGCACCGGACAACGGGCGTTTTCGCGTAACCACCCCGTAACCCCCAACCAATAAATCCCAATCCCCCACCCGCGTGGGTTTGGGTGAGCTGCGCCCGAAATTGAGGTTTGACGATGGAAAACGCCATGAACATCAACGCAAAACTGACGCCGGACCAGGCCGAAGCGCTCTTGGCCAACCTGCGCGAGCAATACCGTCTCAGCCTCAATGAACTCTGGTACGCAGACCAATACCGCCTGATCCCGGACGGCCTGCGCCACGGATCAATCCTCGCCAACTGCCCCGTGATGGCCGCTCAGAAACACCTGATCGGCGCCCTCACCATTTGCCTCAAGACAGCGAAATAACCATGAAAGAGCAACTGCGCAGCGACGTAATTGAGCGCCTGAAAACCGATTACGGGCTTAAGCACCGGGCAAACACCGACTACATGCGCGGTGGCACTTGCCCGAAATGCCGCCAGAAAACCCTGTACACGCGCTATTCGGCACCATGGCTGGTGATCTGCGGCAGGCCTGAAAAGTGCGCCCATACCCTGCATGTGAAGGAGCAATACGACGACCTGTTTGAGGACTGGAGCAAGCGAGCTCCGGCAACTGATCAAAATCCGAATGCGACCGCCCGCGCCTATTTGGAGTTTGCCCGGGGCTTCCGTATTGAACTGATCCAGGGCTGGTTCACCCAGGAAAGTTTTTACTCCGCCGAACACAACGCTGGCAGCGCCACCGTTCGCTTTGCCCTGGAGAAAGGAGGCTGGTGGGAACGACTGATCGATCGGCCGCATCGCTTCGGAAAAATGAAAGCGCGGTTTAAGTCGAAGGACAGCTATCGCGGGGTCTGGTGGTGCCCGCCTTGTGTTGATCTGCTGGAAACCAAAGAGATCTGGATTGTTGAGGGCATCTTCGACGCCATCGCCCTGGTTCACAACGACATCGCGGCCGTGTCGGCCATGTCCTCGAATGCATTCCCTGAAGAATCGTTGCGGGCGCTCGCTCGCAGCCGGGAGGGGACGCTGCCAAAGCTGGTTTGGGCGCTCGATAACGAACCTGGTGCCCACGCCTACACCAAGCGCTGGGCGAAGCAGGCGCGAGCCCTAGGATTCGTCTGCGAGGCCGCGCAGATCCCGCTTCGCGACGGCCGGAAGACCGACTGGAACGATCTGCATCAGCGCTGGGGCTTCATCGAAGACGAGAGCGAGCGAGCCGATCAGGTCGCGGCCGACCTCAAGCAAGTACGCCACCAGGGCGCGCTGCTACTGGCCGAGAGCGCAGCCGAGAAGGCGCTGCTGATGTACGACTGGAACAAGCGCGGGGAATTTCACCTCGGCTTCGGCAACCGCCTGTACTGGTTCAAGTTGGACATGGAGAAATTCAACCGGGCGATGCAGGACATCGAGGACAGCGAGAACCACGACGACCAGCTGCTCAACCAATCACAGCAACGCGAGAAAGCACTGCAGCAGTCGGGCAGCGTCGTCGAGATCGCCAACTGCTACCCACAGGCCCTGTATTTTCAGCGCAACGAGATTACAGACGAGTCCTGGTACTACGTGCGCGTTGACTTCCCGCATGACTCCGAAAGCGTGAAAAACACCTTCACCAGCGGCCAGCTTTCAGCTGCCAGCGAATTCAAAAAACGACTGCTCGGTATGGCTGCTGGCGCCATGTACACCGGTAGCGGTCAGCAACTGGACAAACTTATGAAGGATCAACTGTTCGGCATCAAAACCGTATCGACGATCGACTACGTTGGCTACAGCAAGGAATACGGCTGTTACGTCTACGGCGACATCGCCATCAAGGAGGGCGTCACCTACAAGGTCAACAGCGAGGACTATTTTGAGTTCGGAAAACTTCGCCTGAAGACGCTGCAGAAAGGCGTGCCCATCAAACTGCAGCGTGATGGGAAAGACTTTGACGAACAGTGGCTGCAGTTACTGTGGACGTGCTTCGGCGCGCAAGGCCTGGTGGCGTTGGTGTTCTTCTTCGGCTCGCTGTTCTGCGAGCAGATCCGCGCACGCTACCAGTCGTTTCCATTCCTGGAAGCCACCGGCGAGGCCGGCGCCGGCAAGACTACCCTCCTTAATCTACTGTGGAAGCTGCTCGGCCGAGAAGGCTATGAAGGCTTTGACCCGATGAAGTCCACGAAAGCCGGTCGATCGCGATTGATGGGGCAGGTGTCCGGCATGCCCGTCGTATTCCTTGAGGCCGACCGTCACGGCGACGATCGATCTCACGCCAAATCGTTCGAGTGGGACGAGCTGAAGGACTTCTACGGCGGCGGCACCCTGGCCACCAAAGGCGTGAAGACCGCCGGCAACGAAACTTACGAACCACCGTTTCGCGGGACGATCGCCATCAGCCAGAACGCTGCCGTTGTCGCCCATGAGGCGATCATGACGCGGATCGTGAAACTGCATTTCATCCGGCCAACAGTGACCCCGCAAAGTCGCGCAGCAGCGGACAAGTTGAACGCTCTGGACGGCGGCACGCTCAGCCACTTCCTGCTTCGAGCAGTCGGCAAAGAGTTCGCCATCCTCGAGCTATTCGCCCAGCGCATGCCAGAACACGAAGCCAAGCTGCGCCGCCTGCACACCCACTGCTTCGCCTGCGGCACCGAGTTCCCGAACGAACAAGGCAACTGCAGCAGTTGCGGCTATGACTTGCGCGGGTATATCCGCGTCGAGCGAATCAGCAAGAACCACGCTCAACTGCTCGCCCTGCTCGATGCGCTGCGTTTGCTCCTGAAACTGGACGAGCCTCAGGTGGCAGCAACACAGCGCCAGATCGTGCGCATGGCGATCGAGCGCCAGGCCTCGATCAGCTCCGACCACCCGGCCGTTGCCGAGTTTTGGGAGGTGTACGACTACCTCGAATCGCTCAGTGAGGACCCCCTGGTCGACCACAGCAGCGACCCAAGCATTATCGCGATCAACCTCAATGAATTCAGCGAGCGCGCCGCAGAACACAAACAGAAGCTGGCGGACGTGGCCACCCTGCGCGACCTGCTCAAGGAGTCTCGATCCCACAAATTCCTGGACGCAAACAAGGCAGTACACAGCGCAGTCAGGGCAGCAATGAACAGCAGAACACCACTGGCGCCAGGTCGTCCCACGACGGTCAAGTGCTGGACTTTCAAAGCATAAGGGAGGCTATACCGATGCAAATCCAAGTCTTTATGGGCAATGCCGGCGACGGTAAGACGAGCAAACTGCAGGAAATCCAGGATCGATTGGAATGGATGGGCGAAAGCCACCCGGTCATTCAGGCCGGTGCATATGGCGAGGATGGTTTGCTGCAGATTCTGGAAGTTCGAGCTGCAGCTGGCCAGCGCGAGCTCCTCGTAGACGAGTGCAACCCTCAGCAGATTTTGAGCGTGCTGGAGTGGCAAGCGTGCACTGAGGAAGATCCTGATTACGCCGACCTGGTTATCCACCTGGCCCGCCAGGACTGACGGGTAAGAGAAACGATGTCGAGGAGTTGGCCCTCCCCGACATCAACCACCACTGAGGGCAACACCATGCAAGCACAGCACCAAAGCAGCAGCGATTCAAAGGCTAACACATTGGCCAACATTGACGCCCAGTCCGCCCGGCATCTGATGGCCATTCGGATTGTCGGCACCGCGTTGTTCGACTACCAGGTGCGGAAAACCGCTGATGCGCGGATCCGCCTTGAGTGCCTTACCGGCTTCGCCAAAGAGCTTGGCGACATCGATGCGGCTGAGTTCGCCGTTGTGGCTCAGCTGTTGGCTGGCGATTCATCGCCGAGGCACGACACGACTGATCGGACTTTTACACTTGAAGGAGCAACACTATGAAAACGTTATTTGTCCTCATGGCCCAATACGATGGCCAAGTTGTGATTCCCTTGGATCGAGTTTGTAAGGACTATTTCACCCATCTCACCACGGATATGTTCCAACGCAAGGTGGGGGCCGGACAAATAAAAATCCCCATTACGCGCATGGAACCGAGCCAAAAAAGCGCAAAGGGGATTCACATTACAGACCTTTCTGAATACCTGGATGCTCAGCGCGCCGCTGCCGTTAAAGAGAGCAATCAGCTGAATAGCGCACCACGCAGTAGCTAATTCACTTCAGCGTCCTGGCGCCCAACTTTATGGGCGCCTGTAGGATCTTCTCGTACCACTCCCATTTCGCATATGCATCACCTCGCCCCCGCAAATGGGTATAACGCCGCATTGAATTCCAATCGCGATGCCCCGACACACTCGCTACCCGAGGAATATCCCAGTCCATTTCGAATAGCCGGCTAACGCCATCGTGGCGTAGGTCATGAAAGTGCAGGTCCTCAATGCCAACCATATGGCACGCTCTGGTCCATGAAGCGGATACAGACTCCGCACTGTACGGAAATATCTCAGGTAGGACCTTCGGCATGGTTTGTAAAATTGCCCACGCTTCCGGCGGTAAATGGCACCAGACATCGTTGCCGATCTTCTGACCAGGGTTTTTCATGTCCCGCACCAACACCCGCTTGCTTACTTCATCTAAATCCGCCCATTGAATCCGCGTAATTTCCTCCTGGCGACGCGTTGAAAACAACGCAAACCCCGTCATTTTGAGCATATTGATTGAAGTTGGGCGACGGGCTTGGATACCCTGAAAATGTTTGAGTAGCTTGTCGAGTTCATCCAAAGTCGGGCGTCGGTCGCGCTCCCGGCTTTTCATGTTGTACCCCAGCTTTTTCAACACCCGCCGGGCATCCGTCATTGCGTGCGGATCGACCTCGTACCCCCAAGCAGGCCGAGCGATCGAAAGTACTGCGCCTAGGTGTGCGAGATCATTACCGGCTGTCTGAGGCTGAACGTTCCCGCCCTCCTTACCCATCCGCCACAACGCATACTCCACCAACTGCTGACTGTTGATGTCCTGGTCATTCAATTTGCCCAGGTATGATTCGCTGATCGCTTTAAGTGTGGCGAGCTTGGTCTTCCCGAGCGGTCGAACCTTTTCCATTTCATCCAGGTAGCGATCGATCATTTCTTTGATCGTCGCGCCTTTGCGATTTGCCCGCTCGATCGCGCCTGGCTGATCCAGTTCCGTTTCGCGCTTTCGAACCCAAGCCTGGGCAGCCTGTTTCCGGGCGAAGGTCTGGCTCTCTTGGTAAACTTGCACACCGTCGCGAAACAGGCGTATCTGTGCCGTGTAACTGGTGCTGCCGTCGGTGCGTTTCCGTGCTCTGATCGTGGCCATGGTCAACTGGTACAATTGCTAAAGGGGTTGGTACATTGTACCAATGACCCTCAAAAAACGCCCATTTACCCCCTAAAACCGGCTTTGAACACGTAGAGCAAAATGGTACAGAAATCAGCTACATACCCAGTAAATTCAAGCTCTACAGTGTCTAGACGCTTTAGCGTTGCACCTATGATGGATTGGACCGATCGTCACTGCCGTTTTTTCCTACGCCTGCTCTCCAAGCACGCCCTCCTCTACACAGAAATGGTCACCACTGGCGCGCTCCTCAACGGCGATCACGACCGTTTCCTG